TTGGCCGCCATCAGCATCCGTTCGGTGTTTTCCTTGCCGGCGTTGTGGAATTCCCGTTGCCAGGCATAGACCCCGACGTTATCCGGGCCGAAGGGCCTGGCATGGTCGTAAATCTTGCCGTAGCTGTTCTGCAGCCTGCGCTGCCGCGTCCGCCGGTCGAGTTCGGCGAGAAGGCGGGAGTTATCCATCAACGAATTGCTTTTTTACGCCATAGAGCGCCCCACCAGCCGAAAGAACCGCCGTGCCCGCCAACGCCAGCGCGGCTGGGATGCCGTAGATCGCCCACATGGCCATACCGATACAAAAAAGGGCCGTCCCACCGAAGAAAATGGCGCCAAAAACTATAAACAGGATCTGTTTACCAAGTCCCATAATAATCCTCCTACCATTCATGCCGCCGCCTGGCGGCCGAAAAACGCCTTGTTCCAGGCGATATATTCCGCCATGCCCCGTTCGAGCGAGTATTTCGTGCGGTAGCCGAGCAGCAATTGGGCTTTCGTGACGCTCATGGTTCCTCTGGACGGTTTTTCCGGATCGGCGGGGCCGTAGTTCACGACCAGATCGGGGAAATGGGATTTCACGATATCGGCCAGTTCCTTGAGCGTGCGGGCCTCGCCCGTGGTGATGTTGAAGGTCTCGCCCTTGGCGGTGTCCAGCGTCAGCGCCTTTTCGACGCCATCGACCAAGTCCGTGATGTAGGTGAAGTCGTTTCTCGCGGAACCGTCGCCGTCGATCGTGATGGGCAGGCCTTTGATCGCCCGCTCGACGAATTTCTGGGTGACACGCCCGGATACGCAGCGCGGGCCATATAATGCACAGGGCCGGATGATGGTGGTCGCCATGCCGTAAGTATCCGCATGCGCCTTGACCATCAACTCGCCGGCGTATTTGAGCGAGCCGTAGATGCCCTTCGGGTCGCAATGCTCGGTTTCGTCGATGGTCGGGGATTTGAAATCGCCGTAGGCGGTGGACGAGGAAAAATACACCACATGGACGTTTTTGAGGGACCGTCCAAGATCGAGGGTGTTTTCCAGCGTTCTCAAATTATGGTCGAAGGTCGAGAACGGGTCCTTGTTCGACCGGTCGATATGGGCGATGGCCGCGAGATGCACGATGGAATCCGGCTTCCACGGCCCAACCACGTTGCACAATTGGTGATAGTCCCTCGCGTCAACGTGCATGATCGGGATTTTGGCGTGGGAGAGCAGCGCCAATCGTTCGTCGATCATGGCGGAATAAATAGGATTGCCCATCAGGGCGTATTTGTTGTTGACGGTGAGGGGGTCGACGATCAGAACGTCATGACCCTTCTTCTTCATGCGTAGCGCGATGTTGTGGCCGATCAGGCCGGCGCCACCGATCAATGCGATTTTCATGCTCTGACTTTCTCTTGTTTGGCAAAAGCGACTTTGAACGCCGTGGCGATCTGCGCCATCTGCGGCGTCCCCAGATGGGGCCCGACCGGGAGCGCCACGGAATGGTCGGCGATGCGTTCGGACGCCGGGAAATCTCCGGGCTTGTAGCCGTATTTTTCTCGGTAGTAGGTCATCAGCGGAACCGGCCCGGGGTAGTAGATCGAGGTCTCCACGTTCCACGCCGCCATGTCGTCTCTCAGAGCCCGGCGGTCGATGAAGTCGGGCAGCATGACGATGAGGCAATAGGCCGCCGCCTCGCCGTTGCCGAGGTCGAGCACCTCGAAATCCTTCAGGGCGCCCTTCAGCAATTTGTAATTCGATTTACGGACCAGGAGCCGCTTGGAGGCGTCCGCCAGTTGATGGATCCCCAGGGCGGCCTGCATTTCCGTCATGCGGTAATTGAGGCCGAAGCTCACGATGTCGTATTCCCCCGGGAGTTCCCGATAAGGGTCTTTCTGGGTTTTGCCGAATTCGCGCATCCGCCGCGCGGTTTCGGCCAGTTCGAAATCCCTGGACACCAGCATACCGCCTTCGCAGGTGGTGATGTGCTTGACGGGGTGGAACGAAAAACAGCCGATATCGCCGATCAGTCCGACGTGTCTCCCGGAATGGACGGCGCCCAGCGCCGTGGCGCAATCCTCGATCACCCGGAGATTATGCCTCCGGGCGATGTCCATGATCGAACCCATGTAGCATGGCCTCCCCGCGAAATGCACCGGCATGACGGCCTTGGTTTTTTTCGTGATCGCCGCTTCAACCCTGTTCGGGTCCATCGAACCGGATTCGGGCCAGACATCGACGAAGACCGGCTTGGCGCCGACCGCTTCCACGACGTGGGAACTGGCGACGAAGGTCTGCGCCGGCACGATCACCTCGTCACCAGGGCCGATCCCGCAAGCCATCATCGCCATGTGCAAAGCGGCGGTGCAGGACGAAACCGCCACCGCCCTTCCGCCGCCGATGGCTTCGGCGAAGCGTTCCTCGAACTCCACGACTTTGCCGGCGTTGGTCAGCGCCCGGCGCTTGAGGATTTCGCCGACATCGGTCCGCGCGGCGTTGCCGATCAGCGGCTTTCCGAATTTGATGCGGTTCATAACGCCCCCATATTGCCGACATCCACGGCCCAAAACCCCCTGCGGTTCAACCGATCGGCCAGCACGGTCGCGGTCGGGCCGCATGACAACAGGATGGGAGCGTTGGTCACCGTCATGGCGACCCGCTCCAACTCGTCGATTCGGTCGTAATCGTCGGCCCCACCGGATCCCCGCAGCCACGAGCCGCGCCTCAACAGAGAGGCCGTCATATCGTTGTAGCCGTCCGGCAGTTCGATTTCGTCCGGGCGGGAGACGAAGGCCGATCCGTACCAATGATTCGGGTCTATCTCCTTGCCGTAAGTTTCGAGAAAGGCCCGCCACTCCCAGCCGCGTTTCCCGCGCGTGTGGGGGACGGCGACGAGGCAGCCAGACGAGCGCAGGACGGAGCGTAGTTCCTCGGCCAGGCGCGGATCATATTTTTGCAGCCGCGCGCTCTTGCCGTTCAGGATCGCCAGCTCGCCATGACCGAAGCGCGCCAGCGACGTTCCCTGCATGGCCTCCGCGAGCGTGGCGATTTCGGACAGGACCGGCATTATTGCAGCCTCGCCAAGCCGCAGCAGTCGGCGATGTCATATTCGACGTGATCGCCGGACATCTGTTCGATGACGCGCTTGACCCGTTCGAAATCCGCCTCGGTATCGACGCAGAGGCGCGGCGCGATCTGGTAGAAGTAGGGGAACCCCGCGTGTTCGCGCTGTTCCGGCGTGAAATTTCCAAAATGCGCCTTGTAGTAGGATGTCCTTACCAGTTCGGCGTATTGCCCGTGCGGCGTCAGCCCGCCGACCGAGCTGAGAAAATCCCCGCCATTGGTCTTCATCTGCTCGACCATCGCGAAAACCATCCCCGGATCGAGCAGCGGCGAATCGGCGCAGACCCGCACGAAGGCGTCCGGCTTGGCGACCTCGAGCAAGGCGAGAAACCGCGCGGCCACATCGTCCTCCTCTCCAGCGAACAGCGAGATGTTGCGCGACTCGACATAGGCCGCGAGGCTGGTGTTCCGGTCGCGCTCCGGAATCGCCACGATGACGCCGTCCAGATTCGGAACGATCACCAGCCTGTCCAGCAGGTAGCCGATCAGTGGTTTGCCCCTGATCTCGCGCATGACTTTACCGGGCAACCGAGCGCTGCCCATTCTTGCCTGCACGATGGCGATGATATTCATTTGTGAAACGTCCGTTGCCGCTTGACGATTCCCATCCCGAGGCTTTTGTAGAGCTTCCGTGCCGGTTCGTTGGTCGATTGCGTCCCGGCCTCGACGAACTCCGCATCGGCGTACTGGCAGGCGGTGATGACGAGGTCTTTGCCGAGTCCCTCACCCTGATGATCGGGGTGGACAGCCAGCAGGTCGATGACCATGGTCTTGCCGGGGAATACCGAAATGAACCCGGCGGCGGGGTGGCCGCTGACAAAAACAGCGCGTTTGTAATCCATGACAGCATCGGCGACCCATTTCGACTTCGCCGCATCGGCTTCACCGCGCGCCACCAGCGGGTCTTTGTGCAGCCGGTCCTCGGTGAAGGCCGCCAGCGCGACCGCCTGCAGCGCCGGGATATCCGCGAGCGTCGGCGTATAGGCCGCGAGGCCTATGCCTTTCGGAACAGGCCCGCTCCAGGTTTCCAGAATTTCTATTTCGCGCCAACCATCGGCGGTCAACCGCGACGCCTCGAAGTCGTCATCGAAGTCAATCCTGGTGCATTTTGGCAAAGGCATCGCGGGCCTCACATAACAGTCTCAGTTGGTCGGTCGAAAGGCACACGCGCCGGTCGTTTCCCATGTCGGCGCTGGGGATTTTGAAATGCACCTCCAGAAACTTTGCACCGTGGGCGATGGCGTCGAGGCCGGGCCAGATCGTGCCGGAATGGTCGGAGAGGCCGGCGTATCTTGCATCAAAGCCGCACTTGTCCAGCGGCGCCGGGTATTCGGCGCAGCATTTGAGATGATGGAAGTTTTGAACCGGGTGGTAGGTCGGGAAAATAGCAAACCCCGAAACCAGAAACGGCCCTGGGAGCGCGTCGTAAGGGAATCTCAAAACCGACCGCGACGCAACCTTGATGTATTTCGGCTTGAGTTCCTTCAACCACTCGACGCAGGTTGGCTGAAAGACGGACCAGAGGAGATCGATACCCTCGCGCTCGGCGATGAGTTTCAACCGCCGCCAGTCGTGGATATTCAGTTCTGTGCCATTCCATCGTTCCATCCGCTCATCATCTCCGGGGAGCGGACAAAACAACGGCTCGTCCGCGACGAACATCTGGAACTTCACCGCGTCCGCCCCGGCCTTGGCGGCCTCTTTGATGAATTTCCGAGCCCTGCCTTCCCTGGCTATGACATTGAGGTCGCAATGCCCCGTGCCCGCTTCGGCGATGATGTAGGTCATGGGAAAATTCTTTCCCACTCGGCGAAGTAGTCGAGCACGTCGCGCCAGTCATCTCGCGGATATAATAGGCCGCCCGTCGGCATTGGCAGGCGCACGCCCGCCATGATCATCCAATCGCATTGCATATGATCGTTGACTCTTTCCGGAGTATAGCCTGCTTTCCGCATCGCGCTCGCAAGCGAACTCGCTGACCACCGGAAACAATGCGTGTCCGGCGGGTTCTTCCCGAAATACGTGTGCAGCGGTTTCTTGAACGGCACGAGGATGCGAGAGCCCGTCGCAACCAGCACATGCCCGCCAACCGCCAAATTATCCCGCGCGATCTGCAGCATGCGGATGCAATCCTGGCAGTTTTCCAGCGTCCATAGAATCGCCACCACATCGAACTGCCCGACCGTGCCGCAGTGTTCAGCGGTCCCATGATGGGCGAAGATGTCCTTCGACCTCAAGATCTGGCAGTTCCTCGCCGAGGGGTCGATCCCGACCGGGTGAGCGCCCCTCTCTCTGACCATTTCGAGGAAGCGCCCTTCGCCGGCACCGATTTCCAGCACCGATTTTCCTTCCCAGCCGTAAGCCTGGGAATACCATTCTGTGACGTAGTTCAATCGGGCGAAGACCGCCGGCCACATAGCGGTGTAACCGTCGCCGTAGATGTCGTCCCAGGACTTGGCGATTTCCTCTGACGAGCGGCGCTCCTTGACATGGACGAAGCCGCAGCCCATGCAGACATAGACCCCACCCGAGCCGAAGGTTTCGGCCTGGGGGAGTTTGGCGGCGTCCTGTGAGCCGCAGAGGTCGCAGGGGTGCGGCTCAGGCTGCATGTTTGTTGCTCTTTTCTCGGTTCATAAACTGAGGAAGGATGCGAAGATTCCACGGAACGTGAAGGCCGCAGACATTCTTGCCTTGCAGCGGCACGAAATGATCAACCTCGTGGGGTGTCCCGGTGAGTTCACTGGCCATGGCCGCCTCGCGGTACTTCGCCGCCATTTGCTTTTTCTGGTCAGCGGTGAGCCAGCGCGGAATAGCGGACTCAAGCTTATGGCGACGCCTGATCACCGCACAGATAGCCGTCTGCTTGTTGCGTTGGTAGGAGGCCCGCTTGCGTTCCTTGTTGATTTCCGGATGCGCGGCACGCCAGCGGCCCATTTTCTTGCGACGCTGCTCCAAGACGGAACAGCGGCGAGAGCAATGCCGAGCATCCTTCCGCATAGCAGGCGCCAGCTGGTTGCCGCATCGCAGACAGAGACGACTGACTTTCATCCCGGCTGGAATCGCGGCATCCATTCGCCGGTCTCCTTGGTCCACAGTTCGGGGTTACGGTGCCGGTCTGCCAAATCGAGGAACTCGGCGCGGGTCATGCCGACATAATCCAACACCTCCGGTAAATACATCTCGGGGAATTCGCCATCGTGTTGCCGCACGAGGCGCAAGCCCTCCTCGCGCGTCATGTGGCCCATCTGTATAAGACGCGAGCAAATACGCGTTGCCCGGCCGAAAATGAACTTGACCCACATGCCCCAGAAATCAACGCCATCCACAGCATCATCGATCGAATCGCGCCCTTCGGGGCTTCCATCAGAACGCGGCTGCACGGCCTCAAAGCCGAGTTCCCGCTGCATAAGGAGCGCGTTATCCCAAATATCCCAGTGGTGATAATAGGAGAAGTAATGGCCCTCGACGCCAGCTGCCGATAACTCGCCCTCATCAGGGAAAACGTATGGGAAAATGTCTTTGTCTGTCAGCCCATCGACCGCCCAATTCCTGGCGTCGTCTCCCACGAGATTTTCCAGCACCTCGGCGGCGTCCCGTTTGCGCGTATGATCTTCACTAAGAATGTGCCCGCCATAGGTCGACTCGCCGTGTTCAGCCCAGATCACGAGCGGGATGCCCCACTGAATCGCCATCCGCATGGGGACTGCCCCCACCGCAGCATCGTAGTGGTTCTTGATGTGGAATCGTTCGATCAGGAAGCGCCGCGCCAGCTTTCGTGATACGGCCTGGTTGACGCGCCAATACATGATATCGAAGCCCGCGTTGGCCACACGGTGAAGGTTGCGCCGACCAACGTCCGTCCAGATCAACTGGCCATAGCAGACCAGAAGGGGGTTTAGGCCATAAACATTCTTGAGCTTCCAGGCGATGGCGGCACTATCCTTGCCACCGGAAAACGGCACGATGCAGTCATAGACTTGGTGCTTACGCTTGGAATCGACCAGCCGCTCAAATTCCTTGCGGCGGGCGTCCCAATCCACGGTCTTTAGGTGTTCCGCCCATTTACAAGCAGGACAAACCCCGTCCTCGCCGATGATCATCCTCGGGCGGGTGTCTGGCATGAGACATTTGAGACACCAGCGGGTCATTGCATCAAATCCCTGACGCGCCACGCTGTATTTACCCCGGTGACCCAGGCCCAAGCCATGCCGAGGCCGATAATCGCGCCGCCGTGCAAATAACCGCCGCCAAGGTCAAAAATGACGAACGCCGTCGCCGCCACGAAGACCAGCCCCGCAAGAGACGAGACGGCGGCCCTGGCATAAAATTCCGGGCTTACTTTGGGTAGGTCTGGCAACTTCATGTGGCGAACCAGCGGGTCATATAGAAACCCTGGACCGAAACGACAAATCCCGGACATAGAGTGGGATTAACCCGAACAGATACCAGCCTTCACGATCCCACTCGTTTTTGCCGTTACGCTGAATCCATTTTCTGTGGATGATCATGCCAACTCCATCAGCAGCCCGATGCCCCACAGCGCGAGCCCGCAATAAACGACATATTCCCAATGTCGTGTGGTCATGGTTGCCAGACCGGCGTTTGCCAGACCGACGGCTCCCACCACATCGCCAGCATCCCAAAGACGGCCATGGCGATACCCAGCTCGAATATGCGCGCCCCGTCAGACGGACCCCCGCCAAGCCTAATGACGGTGTGATGGGTCACGATGGCGAACGCCAACATCGACAAAAGCATCAGAACAAGCCAAAGCCCCGTCACGCGGCCTCCCTCACCGGAACCCCGGCGCGCGCCAACTCCCGCTTGAACCCGCCCAAAGAGCTTTCCGTGAAGTGATGGATGACGCTCGTCGCGCAACCGTCCGCGCCGGCCCGAAAAGCCTCAGCCATGTGCCGCCAGCCGCCGCAGCCGGCCCCGATTACCACGGGGCAGGACACCGCCGAGGCGATTTCACGCAAAATGTCCGTGTTATAGCCGAGAAGGGAACCGTCGCGGTCGACGTCCTGCAGGTAAATCTCGCCGGTGCCCAAGGTTTCCACCTTTTTGGCCCACTCAAGGACCGTAAAGCCGTGTTTTTCCCCGGTTTTCCCGACTTCCACCATCCCTAGACGGTGGTCGATGCCCGCTACTACCGCTTGTGAGCCGTATCTTCGCGCCAAATCCCCGATCAGTCCAGGGTTTTCCATAATACCGCCGGAAATCACCACCTTATCGGCCCCGATGGCGAACAATTCCTTAGCATCCTCGACCGATCGAACCCATCCCCCCATCGTCACCGGCGCGAAACACCGCTCCGCGTAGGACGCCATCGCAACCCTTGACGCCTCAGACGGGCCGGACCGCGTGATGTCGATCAGAAACGCCTCATCGACCGCGTCAACCGACAGATAAGCCTGCGTATACCGGTAATCCGCCACAAACCGCTTCGTCCGCATCAGCAGCCCATCGTCGAAGCACAGCGCGATGATCACCCGGCGCTTGAGCAGCCACACCTCCCACCAAAAACCACTGTAGCCTCACCCCTGGGCCGCCCAGCCATGCCCCAATGTTTAGACGCGCCGCGTATTTCGCCGATGTTTCAGGCCGGAATAATGTGGGGGGCATACGGCCACATCACCCGATCCGATGGGGGTGCCCCACCCCCTAACCGATTGATATAACACGATTACCTGCCGATTCCCCTGCCGCATGTGCCAGCTGCATGGGCAGAGAGTGCATGATGTGCTAACCCATTGATAACGTTGCATAACCGTTGTGTCATAATGCACATTATGGAAAATCGCTACGGTATCCGGCTACCGCTGCGCTGGGATTTATCACACTGGCATAGATGCGGTAACAGGCTACCACCACACCCTGCCTTGCCTCTTCTTGCATGTTCGCCATGCTTACTCCGCATAGGCGTTGTCGCGTCCGACGCTGTCTGTGAGGAGTTTGGCGAGGGCTGGATTGTCCTTTGCGACCCGCTTAACCAGTTCGTCGTCGCTGATGGTCTGTTCCATGGAGAGCGTGACGGTTTCCTTGAGCAGGCCGTTGACTTGGAGTTTGAGGCGCATGAACGCGGCGCAGGCTGTCCAATTGGCGGCTTCGGTTGCTTTATCGAGCAGTTCGCAGAGTTGTTTGTAGATCGAGCCGACGGATTCCATGTCCTGGATGCGGGCTTCGTCGAGGAGTTGGGCGACCCGGGCCTTGATCCGTGGTTTGGCGGCCATCTTGCAGGCGCGTTCGTGGATGCTGCTGTCGGGCTGGTCGGGTTCGACGCGGTCGGCGAAGGCTTCGCGGAAGGCGTCCGATTGGCTGCGCTTCAGGCAGAGGATGGCGAAGCGTTCTTCTTGCGGTGAGAGTTCGTGGTTCATGGTTTCACGTGAAACATGGGTTGTACTACGGTTGACTCTAGTGCCGCGCGCGATGATGCGGTCTATAGATGTTTCTTGTCAAGGGGCTTTGTGTAGCGCGTTGTAAATGGCTGATTTTTCCTGAGAATGTTCGGTATCTATGTAATAGTATAACAGGCATTATCTTCCAGCCTTCGCCTTCTCGTAGGCTGCTATGGCGGCGCGGGCCTGCCCCATAAAATATTCACGAACGCCAGGCAGGGCTTTCTCCCACGGCAACCCATGATCGGTCGCGTATAGGGCGACGGCCACAGCCTCCACAATCGCGTCGTCTGGCGTGTCAGTCATGGCCTTTCCCCGATCAGTAAATAAACCTTCGTATTATAATGCTTCGCGAGCCTTTTAAGGGTCCGTAGCGTCGGGTTTTTCGCCCGTCCATTCTCAAGCTCCCAGACGTGGGGCTTCGCTCTGCCGATAGCCGTCGCCACGGCCTGTAAGCTTTCCCCGCTTTCCAGCCGGAGCTTTCTGAGGTTTGTCGCCAGACTCATCACTCCGCTCCCATCTCTCTGCCATTTTTCTCAGCCATGCTGCACCTGTGCTGTTAGCTTCGCCCATTTTCGTCATTTCGACCGATGATCTCTTACTATCATGTCCCTGAGTTCAGACCGGTGTGATGGGCACAGGACGGACTATCCCGCTCCTGAGCAGGTAGTTCCGTCCCGGCGCTTGGTCTTGTCCCTTGAGACGAGCCGGCGCTTAGGGCCTGTATGCCAGGGCATGACATACCGGGAGAACGCTGCTATTCGGTGCTATTGCCCGCACCGCCGAGTCTTACGGCCCCGTCCCTTGGACCACCGCCGCGCTTTGCTCGAATCCCGTGGTAACGCAGTCAGATAGGGCGCCACTCTTTTGCACTGTCCACCAGCTATCTGTAGGCACTTAAGGCCGCCAGCCGCAGAACTCCGCTTCGGCGGCCGTTATCAGTCCCTTCGCATAAGCTTCCTGCACGATCGACTTGTTGCTCGGCGCCAGCCATCGCTTATTGTCCCGATAGGCGAGCTTCATGACGCTCACGTATGAGGCTAGAGAGGGCTGCGGCTTGAGATAGGCCTGCAAGCCGGGGGCGCGTGAGGATGCCTCCGTAGCCTTGAATTTCTGGTGCTTGGCGGCGAGCTTGGCCGAGACCGCGCAGAACCAGTTGGCCGGCAGTTCGGAATCGTCGATGCGCTGCAATTCGGCGTCGAAATCCGGGATCGCGTGATAGACCTTCTTCCATTGGTCGTAGTCGCGCTGGTTGAGCTTGATCGTCTTGCCCTCGAAGCGATAGGCCGATTGAGATTGCGCGCTCATGGACGCCTCTTGCGCAGCACCACGTCGTAGCCCAGCGCGTCGGCCAGCGCGGTCAGCGCCCAAATGCTCGGGCGTCTCGCGCCGGTCATGAAGGAGCTGACGGTCGCGGCCGAAAACCCCGACTTGACGGCCAGGGATATTTGCTTGACGTTCTTGGCGGCGGATTGAAGCTCGGCCACTAGAGGGTGAATTTCGGATCGCGCGTGTTTCATAGCGGTTCCCCCGTTCTCGGGTCGCGGCCCTGGATCGTCATTGCACAATTTCCTGATCGTCCAATTCCAATTCCACATGCCGGTCAGGCTTGGCGTAGTGGAACCCGTCCTGTTCGCTTCCCATCCAGAACAGCACGGCGATGGCGAAGCAGGTGGCGTCGTCATCCCGGCCTGTGTGGGCCAGGGCATAGCGGCGGATAAAGGCCATGCGGGCGTCGAATTGAGATCGGGTCATCTATGGCCCCACCAATTAAACAACCGCCGGACACAGTATGACCGAGCGACGCTCACGATTGTGAACAGGCCCCCAATGGCCAAGTTATCTCCAATGGATACTGCCATCCCGAATAATGGGAATATTGCGATCTGCGCGCCAACCGCAACGCCATAGCCTATAGCGACGTTGATGCAGGACTCGCAGAATGAAGCGCGGCGAGATTGGGTCATAACCACCCCAGCGTAGGTTTGCCGGTGTAGCCGTGCTCCCAGACGAACCAGCCGTAAGCGATCATGCCACCGCCGCCGTTCATCGTTATGGCGGTGTCACCGTTCTTCAGGAATGTTTGCCGTTCACGGAAAACCAGCAATCGCGCGAACGGCGAGTCGTCATAAAGATCGCGGCGCCCCTTCCCCTCTAAAAACCCAACCTTGAGCAACAGCGCGACCTTCCCCGTTGTCATCTGCAGAGCTTTGCGAGCAAAATCATTAGCGAGTTTGAATGGTGGATTTGTCACGATGTTAGGCGCGCGCGGCTTATACTCCATGAGAAAGTCAACGCGCGGTTCGCCGTAGCCACGGTCCACTAAATCGGAACTTGCGACTCGGTAGCCGTTGGCCTCTAAGACCTTGGAAATGGCCCCGTCTCCGCAAGCCGGCTCCCAAATATCGCCATCGAACGACTCGGCTCTCAGCAGGGCTTGTGTGCTCGTTTCAGGAGTGGCGTAAAAATCATCCTTCTGCCGTTCACCGCCGCCAGGAGCACCAATCAGGCGGGCGCGCTGGACGCCATCCTTCAGCGCCTGCAGGCTCCGCCCCTTGGGCTTGCTGTGCGGCGCCTCCATGCCGCAATCCTCGGGCGCGCGGTAGGGTTCAGCCATGCTCACCCCCCAGCCGGTAGGCCGTCGCCGCGCGTCCGTTTTCCCGTGGCACAACTTGGCCGTTCAGTTTTTTCTTGAGCCGCGACGGCGCTTTCTTCTTTTTCGCCCGTGGGGCCGCCTCGGGGATCGGGTTAGGAAACTCGAACTCGATGCGCCCTGCACGCCCGTTGGAGCGCGCTACACGCAGCCTTTCCAATTCCGAGGCATAGTGCAGGTAGAGCCCCTCGATCTCGCGTGGGCTGAATTTTCGGGGTGTATGGGCGCGTCTCAGGTTGGCGTGGTAGCGTTCCTCGCCGAGCTTGCGCTTAACCCACTCCGCCCATGAGATTGGATTTTCCGTGTAATACCTGTGCATGGCGTGGCTGAGGCAAAACGCGTTGTCGGGGTGCCAGCGAGTCGAACGTGACCGTCTCCCTTCGACGTGGCAGCACTCCAATTGACACGAGTTCGCTGTTGCGCCGGAAGCCTCGCAGACATGCCCCGCCCGCTCCCGCACCAATAGGCTGAAAATTATGTCGAGTTTCGAACGGGAGATCGCCATCAGCGGCCCCCCAACGTGGCTAACTGGTTAAGGGCCGCGCGGTTTTTTTTCATACTTCGCCACTCCAAACATAAGGGGCGATGGCGAACAGACCGTACGGCAGAGCGATCTGCCATGCCTCCCGCTGGAATGGGCCGAGCCCGGAAATTTCGGCATAAACGTAACCGGCCGAGGCGAGCCCCCACACGATAAGGTGGTAAAGCTTCATCCCGGCCCCGCTGCTTTTTCGAAGAAGCTGACCGCGCAAAGGAGGAAAACAAGACCCAAAATCCATTGCGGCATGTCAACGTCCGGGGCAACTCCAAACGCGGCCAGAAATGCCCAACCAGAAAGAAACAAGGCGCAGAAGCCGCCAGCGATGTAGAGGATTCTCATCCCGGCCCTCCCGCGTTCAGATAGCGCTCGACGTTCGCGCTGACCTTCTCGAACTCGGGATGACCGGGACCGTGGCGCATCAGCCAGATCACCGCCGCGTTCAATTCCGGCACCTGCATGGCGAGGCGGAGAAACGCCGGGACGTTCGGGCAGACTTTCCGCTGTAGCCAGTTTTCCGCGCTGCGGATGTTGGCGTTCGCCGCGCGCGCGACATGCTTGGTGGTGCTTTTGAGCGGGCCGTATTCGATGGTGAGAACGTCGCCGACGAACTCCGCCGCCGCGCGGTTGTCCTGAACCAATGCGAGCGCGCCGCTCACGATTCGTTCTCCGCGAATCTTTTGCGCGCGGTGCCTCGTAAATCTTTCCATGCCCATGCTCCACTCTGGTTGGCATGGGAAAGAAGCAGCACTGGTACATGATCGGACAGATCAGCGACAAAATGCTCCGCGATTTGCGCGAACAAATCCGCAGAGAGAAACTCGCGAAGAGGACTGACGCGACGGCGGCCACCAGGGGAGAGTCCGCCGCCGCGCCTTCCGCCGCCCATTCGCCGCGCGGAGGCGCGCGTCGTCCCGAAGGGGCCAGCGAAACCGAGTGACTGAGTATTTTCCGCAATGTGTTGTTTCGCGGCGGGTCGCGTTGGCGTTGTGCCGGGTCTTGCCCGCCGCGCGCTCCGGTCTAAATCTTGTGACCCCCTGCCCCCCGGCATGGTTAAGCGGCCTGCCGTCGGGCCAGTTCGGCCATTAAGTCGGTTGTGACGCCCTTGATCCGGCGGCGGGCGGCGGCATCGCGCACATGAGCGAACCACTCGCCTGGGATCGCGTTGCGCTGCCACCACTTTTTGACGGCTTCCCGTGACGCGCCGACATCGGCCGCCAGGGTTTCGACATGCGGCTCCGGCCACTTAACTATGATCGCGCGAAAATCTTCCATGGCGAATCTATAGGACTATTTGTCCTTACCGTCAAGGGCCATGGTGTCCCTTACCCACAGGTGTGTAAAACTTTAGAATAATAATATGGGTCAATATGATACTCAATCCGCGTTCAAAAAAGGGTTTCTCGCCAGAACCGCGAAGGCCCGAATCAACGCGGGCTATACCCAGGAAGAAATCGCGCTGCTGCTCAACGTGCCGCAGGATAAATACAAACATTACGAACGCCGCTCGTTCCTGCCGCATCACCTTGTGGCTTCGTTTTGTGTCGCGACGCGGTGCGAAATCGCGTGGCTCTACGGCATGGTGGTCAAGAGAATTGCCCAGCCCGCCCCCCAGGACGCGCAAATCCACCTCGCGCGAAGGGCCAACGGCCGTCCTTCCCGTTAACCAATAATTTCACGTAACCGCTTGGTTTGTCGGCATGTTTTATTTTGTCCTGAGTTAGGACAAATAGTCCTTGACCAGTGTGGACATATTGTCCTAGTATCCTCCCACAGCCTGAGGGAGGACGAGATGGGCCGCAACCGACGCACCAACGCGCAACTGATCGAGAGACTACGCGAGACCGCGAATTTCGAGCGCAGCAGCTTCGGTGGCTTCGGATGGCCGAAGCCTGACGACCCGCTACCGACCAGGGATAGCGACCCCGAGGTCACCGACTTCATCAAACGGCGGACGAAACTCTATCGCGAGACTTGGGTCAATCCGCTGATCGATGAAATTGAATTGCGGCTATGCAAGCGCGCCAAAGCCACAGCCTGAGGGAGGACGAGATGAGTCTCCTCGACCGCCAAACACGCACCCTCGCCCAGTCGCAAGCCGACCTGGATGCATACCGCAAGCGCCACGCGATGGTCGAGTGCCCCGACTGCCACGGGAGACTCGGGGGTTACGAGGAGGTGTCGCTCGACCCGTCGCGGCGCAAGGAATATCGGGCTTGCGAGACCTGCAACGACATGGGCGCGGTCAAGGCCGATCCATGGGCGGAACATACAACGGAGGTCGCGTAATGCCATTTGACGGACGCACTCAAGACCACGAGCCGGAGATTTTCAGCGTCGAGGGACTCGCCGCGTGGCTGCGAACGCAAGATCCCGCGACGGAATATATCTTCTGTTCAAGCCGCCATTGCCTTGCCGCCCGTTATCTTGTGGAAAGGCTTCGCGTTGAGCGGTCCAAGGTTGCGCGTACCGTGTCTGATTTAGGGAAGAGTTATGAGGCCGTTTTCGGTGGGGCAGTTGGATATTCCAGGATTGCAGTAGCTTTCCCCCGCACCTACGGCGCTGCCCTTGAGCGGTGCGAGGCTGAATTGCGGCGCAAGAGGGTCAGTGACGCCTGTTTCGAGGCGGCGTTCCTGGCAAGCAAGGTGCGGACATGAGCGTTGAGAGCATCGTTATGGCTGCCCAGCAGACCATAGGGCGCCTAGAGCGCGCGGAGCAACTGGAAAGCATCAACCGAGATTTGCTGGCGGCGCTGAAACGGGTCGCGGCGGAGTGCGTCAACCCTGCCGATGGTGCGCCATACGAGGATGGCGAAGTGCCCTTCCTCGACCAAGTGCGCGCCGCCATCGCCAAAGCCGAGGGAGAACAGCCATGAACCAGCCAGAAATCATCAGCGGCGCGTATGCCGATCCTTTCCCAGACGCGCCAAGTCCGGTGCGCGACGACGGCTCAGTCAATTGGGGTGCTGCCATGCGCGCTGATCCTGGCATCAAGAAATGCGGTCGCTGCGGCACATATTACTGGAACCTCGCGCGTGTCATGCGCTGCACCAAATGCGGCGCTGAGTTTGGCGATGGTGTCGAGGGAGAACAGCCATGAAAGGCTACCGCAAAGTCTACCAGGGCGGCCCGCACAAGCGGGTGAACTATCGCCTGTTGAGCCGCGCCGTCGATGTGCTGCTGATCCTGGCCGGCGCCGGGCTGGTCTATTGGGCCTTGGTGTCATGAGTATTTTGGAATTCTTCGCATGGCTTTTCGTCGTCCCAGCCGCCGTGGCTGTGATCGCGCTGATGGCCGTCGGGCTGGGGTGGTGAGATGGAAAAGGCAATCGCTGTTCACGAAATTCTCATCGACTGGCGAAGCCGCCGGGGGCGCTCCACCGCAGGCGCGAAACGTGTCCTTGCTGCCTGCAATGCCCTTGGTATGGATGATAAAAACCGGTTGCGGGTATTTGAACTGCTCGAGTACTGCGATGCGGACGGGAAGGCATACGGTGCAGTCAAGCCAGTATGGCTACCAAAGGTGGCGCCATGATGGCAGAGGAAGAGGCCCTGACGAAGTGGTGCCCGTTCGTAAGGACGCACGTTGCGACCGTTGACGGCCCCATAAGCGTCAATCGCCATAGATGGCCTGACGAATCTACGCGCGGGTATCGCTGCATCGCTTCACAGTGCATGGCGTGGCGCTGGGGGGACAATACCGTTTGCACATATCCTGACGGCACGCGTCAATTGCCCCAGGCCGAGTGGCGCGGCTACTGTGGGTTGGCCGGAGGCAAGCCATGACCGTCGCCATCCTCGCCTTTTTCCGCAACCGCCTTGCCCGGCGCGGTCAAGTCCGGGCTTCACAACTGAAGGAGGGAGATGGCCAGCAGTCGCATTCTCGCAGTCCTTTCGCCGGGGGCGGGTCTCAGTCGCCCCCGGTAGGACTGAGCCGGAAAACGGCGGCGCGGGTCATCCATTTGCATTGCATCAACGCGGCGAGTTGCAAACGGGAGTGGCAACGATGAAATGGTCGGTCGATAACCTCTACCGTGCCGGCGAGATTATGCCGGGCCGCTATGCCCTGCTCCGCGACGGCCACGAGATCGCTTACGGGCTCGACCGGCCGGAGTTGGAGAATCTCGCGCGGCTGATCAATCTGGCAACGCCCGAGCAGGTTCACCAGGCCATCATGGGAGACGCGGCGTGAGCGACGAATGGAAGATGAAGATTTGGGACGCCCTCAAGAGAACCGATCCCGCGCACACCAAGAAATTCCAGCGCGGCGGCGGGTTCAAGGGCACCGCCGTCAAACCGATCTACTGCGACCAGAAGATGACAGAGTATTTCGGCCCCTGCGGCAACGGGTGGGGCATGACGAAGCCGGAGTTTCAGGTCGTCCCGGTCGGGGTTGAGATCGCGGTTTACTGCACGGTCGGCTTGTGGCACGGCACGCCTAACGACCTCGTTTACGGCGTCGGCGGCGACTTCGTAGCCAAGACGAACAAGCATGGCCTATTTGCCGATGATGAGGCGTTCAAGAAAGCCTACACCGACGCGCTCGGCAACGCGATGAAACACCTCGGCATGTCGGCCGACATTCACATGGGCCAGCACGACGACGACAAATACGTGACCGAATTGCGCCGCGAGTTCGCCGGGCAAGAGGCGCCCACGCCGGCCGATAACTACGACCGGCCGAAGAATGGCGAGATGCACGGGCCTTTGGGCATCACCGCGCTCAAGACGGCGATGCGGGCCTTCGCCCATGACCTGGAGGGTTGCGCCGATATCGACAGTCTCAACGGTCTGGTGATGGACAACAAGGCGGTGCTGGATCAATGCCAGCGCGACCTACCAGACTGGTATTTCGGGCGTCCCAACAGCGAGGTGAAGGGCGCGCAGAGCCGCATTTCCGAGCGCACCGTCGAACTCAGCGCGCCGGAACACTCCTATCTCGCCGCCGGCTAACCAACGAGGATTGAACATGGCAAGCGTCAACAAGGTAATTTTGGTCGGCAATCTCGGGCGCGATCCCGAAGTGCGCTCCACTCAGGACGGCATGAAAATCGTGTCGCTCTCCGTCGCCACGTCGGAATCGTGGAAGGACAAGAGCGGCGAGCGCAAGGAGCGCACAGAGTGGCACCGCGTCCAGATTTTCAACGAGCGCCTCGTGGACGTGGCCGAGAAGTATCTGCACAAGGGCTCCAAGATATACCTCGAAGGTCAGTTGCAGACCCGCAAATGGACCGACAAGGACGGGGTGGAGAAATACACGACCGAGGTCGTGCTGGGGAAATATCGCGGGGAGATCGTGATGCTAGACGGGAAGAGTGATGAGCCGGCGAAGTCTGGCGCGCACCCGAAAGACGATGCTGACGAGGACAACCCCTTCTGATGAGTGCCATCAAGGGCCACTTCGAGGCGAAGAAACATGCCTATCGCCAAACCCAGGACGGCGTGGTGATTTCCTTCGTCGTGCATCCGAACGACGTGAGCCCGGCATTGGCGGCGGCGGCGCTCGGCACGGTGTTCATGCTCGGCTACGCGGAAGTTGTCGAAGGCGAGGAACAGAGGGCCGAGACGCCCGATAAACCCCACCGCAAGTGGGACGACCTGAGCCCGTCGCAGCAGGCGGGGATCGCGTGTAACGATCCGAGGTTTATCGGATGTGTAGCCGGGCAAGACCCCTCACGGGAAGGCGCGGCGGCATATGTGCGGGAGTTCTGTGGCGTGGAGTCCCGCGCTGAACTCGACACGAAACCGACAGCAGCGGAGCGGTGGCGCGACCTCTACGCCCGCTTTCGCCAAGAGGCCGGGCTGGAGACGGAGATGCGGGCATGACCACACAGCCAACCGACGACGAACTGGCGCGGGCCAGGAAGCATGTCGAGAGCGGCGACTTCACGCCACAGGACTATGCAAGGAGCCGAGTGATGGATGACCAAACCAGCACGGCGGGCAATATCGTATCGCAGCGGTGCCAGTGGTGCGCGGGCTACCACATCGGGACATGCTCGCTGGTCAAAGCCATCGAATACTACCCGGATGGCACGATCAAGCGGGTTGAGTTCCGTGCGCCGCAGCAAGTCCACGCGCTAGAGAAGACAATGGCGGCGCTGCGGGCGCGGGGCATGACGGGAGGTGAGTCATGAGCACTGATGCGGACATGAGCGACACGGACGAACTCACCGCCCTGCGCGCCCGACTCGCGGAGGCCGAGGCGAAGATCGCGGTGATGGCGGCGGCGCTTGAGGAGTTAATGGACCAGCCGACAATGCACCCGCTTCGGATGACGCCGAAACAGCGCGGAGCTTTGTGGGCGGCACACGCCAAAGCCAACGCAGCGCTGGCCGCCTTGCAGGAGAAGCCGTCATGACGCTAAACGAACAGGCGTTTGAGAAGGCGTGGGCGGTCTGGCTGGACGCAACTGATGTCAAGCAAATGGATCGGGACAGCGCGCTCAAACACGCCATCACCGCCTATCTCGCCGCCCTTCCCACGGCGCGCAAGGAACTGGTGGAGCGGGATGCCAAGTGCGCCTGCGGGCTACCGATGAGTGAATGTGGCGGGCAGCTCGGCGTCAAGTGCTATCCCGCCGCCACTCTGGCGGGCCAAGCGCAACCCGAGAAGGAGACCGAATGACGGGCCACAAATTCGATTGCGCCGTGCACAACCTGCCTGCGGGGCCGGCTGCACCGTGCGACTGCGGGTATGCCGCGACCCGCGCCGATGCGTTGGAGGAAGCGGCGATGATTGCCGAGGCATGGGAATCTCCCCTGAACACAGTCACCACGACTCGCCTGCTAGGTCGCAAAGAAGCCTCCCGCAGCATCGCGGCCAAGATCAGGAAGGCCAAGGGGGAAGGACGATGATCAAATATCCCTATTCCTGTCCACGCGGGCGCACCGACTGCATTGCGCTGTCCCGCATCGAAAGCGACGACGGGACAACGTTCTTCTGCTGTGGGGAAAACAACGGCAAGGCCAGACCTGTCGCGCAGGATGTTTACACCGTCTGCATGAAGGGGCCGCACCGCGACGATATGTGCTTCTACGATAAGCGCGATTTGGTGCATAACGCCGCCGTTCTTATGCAAGCCATCGCCGTCGTTGAGCGCGTCCATGGTGGCTCTGATGACTGGTCACCGTGGCGACAGGCCAAGGCCAAGGGGGAAGGACGATGACCGACTTGAGCACCGTGGCCTATTACCGCTCGGGGCAGGACCGCAATGAGGAACGCGCACTCAGCCACACCTATGCCGAAATGACGGACGGCAACCTATGGCCCATGTGCGGCTATGGCTGGAATAGAAGCGGTGGGACACGGCTTTCGATATGGCGCGGCTCGCCAGGGACAGAGGGCGACTGCAAGCTGTGCCGCAAGAATATCGCGGCGGGCAAGCCCCCGGTGACAAATGGGTTCCCGCACAAAACAAAGTGGCTGTGAGGGAGTAAACATGACCGACACCACCGAGGACGAGCTGCGGCTGGCGCAGGATGAGTGACCCGTGGCTGACCGAGAAAGAGGCTTCCGTGGCCTTGCGCGTCTCCATTGGAACCGTGAGGCGGGAGCGGCTTGAGGGCCGATTGGGCTATGCTAATGTTCGCGGCAGGATTTTCTACCCCGAGTCAATGATCGAAGCCTACAAGGCGGCAAACCAAAAACCATGCCAAGCTATCGCATCGCCAAGCGCCCCGATTCTCCCCGCTGGTACGTCTGTTGGACCGAGGGACGGCGTAGTTACCGTGTACCAACGGGCACAGAAAGCCGCGAGGAAGCACAGCAATTCCTCACGGCGTTCTGCCTAGAACGGGATCGCCCGGCCAATGCCCAACCCGAGGATCTGGGGATCGCGCAAGTGTTGACCTGGTACTATGACGAACACGCCTCAAAACTGCCGAGCGCGGAGCAGGCGGACATTGCCATATCTCATTTGAACAAGTTTTACGGGGCCTCCCGGCTCGACGCGATCAACGGCGTCTCCCATGCCAAATACGAAGCGCAGAGACGCGCCAAGGGGATCGGCTGGCAGACCATCAACCGGGAACGGATGGTTCTCAGGGCCGCGCTGAACCATGCCCACAGGCACCACGGCCTCGTCATCGCGCCCCACGTCCCGACCATCCCGGCAAGCCACCCGGAGAACGCCCCCGTGGAGCCCAAGGGAAGGCCCCTGAGCGTAGCCGAACTCCGGGCGCTCTATCATGCCTCGGAAGGCCACATGCGCCGCCTGGTGCTTATTCTGGTGGGCACTCTATGCCGGCCGGACGCGGCCAAGGATTTGCAGCCCGACAAGCAATGCGACTTTACCCACGGGCTCATCGACCTCAACCCGCAGGGGCGGAAGCAAACGAAGAAACACCGGCCGGTGATCCCAATGGTCGGGTTTCTCAGAAAGGAACTCCGCAAGGCGCGGGGCCACGCGATCCAATTTCGCGGTGAAAAGATCGGCAGCACGAAAACCGCATGGCGGGCTTTGCGGGACAAGGCGGGGTTGGACGCGCGGGTGACGCCCTACTCGATCCGCCACACGGTGGCGCGCTGGCTACGGGCCAACAAAGTCCCAGGCGATCAGGTCAGCGTCATGCTCGGCCACCGCCCGGCGGGATCGTCGCGGACCGATCTCGTCTATGCCCCGTTCGAGCCCGGCTATTGCAAGGATGCGGTAAGGGCGTTGGTATCGTTGCACAGGCTTATCCACAGAAAAGCGCGCCAAACGCGCGCCAAAACCAATGTGGATAAAAATAGACCGGTGAAGAAAAAGCCTGTAAAACCTAGGTGAAAGTGGTGGGCGCGACAGGGATTGAACCTGTGACCCCTACCATGTCAAGGTAGGGCGGACTTTGTAAGTAATTGTTTTTATTCAACCCAATGGGGTCAGGAATATGCACCGCCAACAGGGATATACAGAGAACAGCGCGCCATTGGCGCGCAAATGGGTGATGCTGGAGAAGCCACCGAAGAAGCCCTACTTCGAGCGACCCATGTTCATCTATTTCATCCAGTGCTTGGCGACGAAGAAGATCAAGATCGGCTATGCCCGCGATCCCTGGGCGCGGCTCACCTGTATCCAGACCGGATGCCCGACGCCCCTGCTGTTGCTCGGGATGATGCCGGGGAACCGCTTTGTCGAGCGCGATCTCCACGCCAAGTTTGCCGGGCATCTATACCGGGGGGAATGGTTCGACCCCGCTCCTGAAATCATCGAATATATCGAACGTCTCAGAGGGTCGGAAATTCAGTCGGTAGATTTCTAGTGCGCACGTTCCCGCCCCGTTCGATTCAACATCTAGCAGGACTTATGCGCGATGACGATCAATATCCCCCAATCTGCTGTTGGCCTCCGTCTTGCTCGGATAGATCGCAAAGAAAACCTCCTGCTGTGCGAGAAGGTTATGTTTGATGGCGGTTTGGCTGCCGTGGCGACAACTTTACGCCGCGCCTCGCTTGCAGGTCGCGTAGACGTGGATGGGGAGATTGCAAATCACTTCGTTGATGTTCTGGATTTCAATGGCGACATCGTAGAAACGGTCGCGCTGGATAGCAAATCGTATTCGGCGCTCAAAAATCATTGGATGCGATGCAAAGTCGAGAGGTGGGATTAAGCGTCCCAACTATCCACAGTTTAGCGTGTTCACGGTATGTTGGAATCTACATCTAGCGCCCCGCTTACGCAACTTACGAGATCGGATAATTTTTGTTATGGAAGATGGAGGCACAATGGACAGAACCCGACTGACTGGTGTTGTTGATATGGACCGAACCGCCGAGGATGACCGATGAACCTGTTTTCGTCACTGCGATCCCTATTCGCCCCCGCCCCATCGCCGTCCTTGGTCGCCCTCGGGCAAGCGGCGGTCATCGACACGTCGAAGATGGACGTGGAGACGACAACGCTCGATCTTGCCGCCGCGACCGAGGAACAGCTTAAGCTGGCGCTGTTCGATTGCATACATACATACGCTTTCGAATATCCAGAGACTGAGCGCGGCACCTACGCCGCCCTCCGGCGTGCGGATGAAATCAGGGCGGAATACAACCGGCGGGACGTCGCCATCCCGGAATGGAAAGACCCGCGCGACATGTGCCGGAGGTCGAGACGGTGGTGAGGGAGATTGTGGCACCCCGCCTAGCCGCAGAACTCATCTAGTTTGCGGTTATGGGCCACGGCCTGGCGCTTCTCGCCCGCCGTCCAGCGCGTCTCGAACCCCAAATCGGGTGTGAACTTCGCCAGCGAGCCGCAAAGATCACTTGGGGTGGCGCAACTCGTCATCAAGAGCGGAATCAGACAGGCGAGCGACCTCATCGTCAATCTGGCGGGCCTTGACGGCTTTATCATGGCTTTCCTCATAACTGGCCGACAGGGCGGCGGCATGGCCCCACTTGCGGGCGATGAACACCACCGCCCCGAGCAATAGCGCGAAGGCCGCGATCAGGATGGCGGCGGTCGTCACGCCGGCTCTTTCTTCGCCAGCACGGACCACACCGCGCCGACGATGGTCACCACAGCGCCGACCACGCTGATCATCGTGGTTTCGTCGATGACGCCCTTGGTCACCAACAATCCGCCGCCGAAGGTCAGAACGTGACGCACGACGCCGAGAACCATATCCATATTCATGTTACTCTCCATTTCTAATCAATTGGGACACGCGGTAGGCACGTTTTGGGGTTTGCTTCGCCCAGGTGGAATCCAGCGCCTCGTCGGCGGCGCGGCCGAAGTCGCCATATTTCATGGCATCGAGCATCTTCTTGAAGTTGAGGACGCCCTTAACCCCCAGCTGATAGGCCATCAGGGCCAGGGCTTTCCGTCTGGCGTCGTCGAGCGAGAAATACCACGGCAGCGCCGCAGCCAGTCCCCGCACGGCCAGGCCGACGCGGTTCTTGAGCAGGTATTCGGATTCCTCGACGGTGATGCCGCAGCCCTTGCGGGCGTCGATGCAGATGCCGTGGCCGATAGTTGTGAAGCCCAGGTGATCGGGGTAGGCCGAGGGGCGAAAGCCCTCTTCTTCCATCAGCGTCTTGATCACAGCCGGGGTCATTGAAAGTGCCTCCGGGCGTCCCGCTGCCCGCGCAGGGCTTTCATAATCCGATCCATGAGCGGCAGCGGCACGGCGACGCACCCCCCGTGGGGCTCGCAGGTTTCGCGCAATTGCTGGTCTTCCGCCAAGGTCAGATAGCGGTCCTCGGGCGGCGTGGCGCAGGATGCCACCAGCAGAAGCAGGCCGAGCGCCACGGCTCTCACCCCATACCCTTCATCGCCAAGGTGACGATCACGCCGCCCATCCCCGTCACGAGCAGGAACGTCGCGGTGACGATGATCTTCTGCGTGGCGCCGAGCCGCGCCATGATGGTGGCGTAACGTTCGGCGCAGACCGCCTCGTGGATCGATAGCCGGGTTTCCACATCGTTTGTCATGGCAGTACTCTGTTAACTGTTTCGCGCTTTACTCTGTCCGCCATGGTCGCCTCTCCTACTAGAGGTGGGTTGTGGTAGCCTGGGTCTTGCCCTAGGCTGGCCCCGGTCGTTCGCGCGGCCGGGGCTGACTTTAGAAAGAAGAACCCATGCGCTGGTTCCTATTGCTTTTCGTCGCTGTGTCTGTGTTCGCGGGCCTGTGGCTGCTACCGAAAAATTCCATGTGCGTTCCGACCGCGCCGGATTGCGTGATCGTCAATTAATCGGCCAACGGTGGCCGGGGCTGACTTTAGAAGGCACACATGAAACAGATATCCATAGCCATTGAGACTGACCCGGATAAAGTTATCGAAATGCTGGAGCCATACACCACCCCCGCTTTCGAGATGCGGTGCGGGAAATTTCGCGGGCTTTCCGCCGCCGTGAGATCGGCTATCGTTGTCATCGCGCGGCAAAAGGAAGCCCTTGCAAGAAGCAAGATCACTTCTTGACCCCATAGACGCGGATGATCCCGCCGGTAATGTTCCCCGAACTCATAAAGAATCGGATGCCGTTCACCGCCCCGGTGGTGCCGATAAACCGCCCGCCGACTGCGGCCGTGAAAACGCCGTCGTCCCCCGTGCGCGTATAAGCCAGGTTCCCATGCAGCATCACGTTATTCCCATCCGCTGGGGCTGCGAGGACCAGCTTTCCGTTTAGCGACTTGCCCACGGTGTTCTCCAGGCCGCTTGTAGCGCCAACGCTGGTGATCGTTATTTCTGTGTCGCCCACGCTGCCAAGACTGACCGCGCTGCCCTGCACAGCGGCCGTAAGCGTATAGATATAATCCGCCGCCGTGCTGCGGTATGTCGAGCCGCCATCCAGGCTGAAGCGCACGTTAAGTTCGACCGCATCCGTCGCTGGGTAAAGGCCGGAGATGTGAAACTCATAATCGCCATAAGTGGCCCCATCGAAAGCCGTAAAATCAAGCTGGGCGCTGGCGCTCGCCGTCAGCGTGGAAAGCAAAACAAGAGCGCCGGCCGTCGTGGATGTGTCGTTCAGCGACCCGAGGTGTTGCTTATCCATTTCAGACCTGCTGGTTCGCGCCGCCGGCGATCACCACGCAGCCGGTGGCCGTGGCGAAGGCGCGGATCACTTGTCCCGTGGCGCCTTGGAGCCTCAGCCCGGCGCAGACGCGATACGGGCCGCCCTGTGTCGGCACTGTCGCATAGAGATGGCTTGTCGTTGCTGTCGAACCGAACTCGATCACAAGGATGCGATCCGCCGTGGCCGTGTTATAGGCGTCGAGATAGACTTCCTCCAAGGTGCCCGTGGCGGTCGCGGCGGTGTGGATGGTCGTCCCGGGGCTCGCCACCGCGTCGGCCAGGATCGGCCGCCCGTTGGTCGAGTTGGAGAAGGTGATCGCGGTGAAGGTTGCCATAGGGACTCCTCAGGAAAACATTTGGGCGGCGACCATGATCCCGGCGTCGTTGGCCGCCGTGACGGCCGGGGCTGTCGCTGTGGAACTCAGCCCGACGGCGAGGTAGATGGTGGCGGTGTTGAAGACCTTGGCCCCTTGTCCGGGCGGCATGACGACCTCCGACGACAGGGTGCCGTCGAGCGCGCGGAAATAACTTGTCGCCGTGGCCTGCAGCTGGATCGACCCGGTGGAGCCGTTGAACACCACGTTGTGCCAGCCGTCCTCCAACCCGCTCGGGTCGGGGTAGTTCACCCGGCCCGTCGCCAGCATCAGCAGCCCGGTGTGCCAGTCGCTTTCCGCCATGGTCGCGGTGGTGGTCGAGACCGTCCAGGTTTCCAGGGCCAGTCTGTTGAAGGCGGAGAGGGCTTGGGAGTTGACCGCCTCGGCCAGGGTCTTGATCGGGTCGCCGATCTTGGTCTTGTGCTTGCTCCAGGCGACCTTGTTGGCGTCGGTCAGCGAGCCGTCGTCCGGCGGGGGACTCGAGTTGTAGCCGCTAATCGCTTGAGTTGTATAAGGATTTACGGCCACGGTCCGCCCTCTCTTGTGGAGGCTCGCATTCTAGGGGATAATGGGCGGAAACTTCCAAACGGGGGTGCCCATGAAACGATTGCTCGCGTTGACCGTGGCGGTCATGACAGCCGCGCCAGCCTATGCCTTCGGATTCGGCGAGGCGCTGTTTCAGAATCAGATGCAACTGCGTCAGCTCGAACTTCAGGAGCGCGAGTTGGAGCTTCGGGCGCGCGGGCCGGAACGCGGCCTCCGCGAGCGCATGGAGACGCGGGAAATCCTCGACACGCAGCGCGAGCTGCTGCGCCTCGAACGGGAACGCCAGTTGCGCGAGAAGCTCGACGGCATCGGCCAGCCGTGGCGGATGGAAAACTTACGGTGACGGGCGCAGCGCCTGGACGAACTGCGCGATCTCTTCCTTGATGGCGGGCTCCGCTTTGGCGATGGCGACCAGCCGGGCGATTTGCGGGGCCATGTCGTTGGCTCCCGTCTTCCCCAGACCGACCAGCCAATTTGTGAACGATTTGCTGGTGATCAGTTTGGCCGCCACATAGGGCGCGACCACGGTGCCGGCGACGCCGGCCCCCGCCGATGCCATATCCCCGCCCGCCAACAACCCCGCCCCGCCGCCCAAGGCGCTCAGAACCCCCTGATAGGCCAATTGGCGGCTGGTGCCCGGCGCCGTCAAGCGTTCGGTTTCTTTAAGGGCACCGGCGATGCGGACCAGTTTATCGAGATCGGGCCGGATTTCGCTGTAACGAGTCCCCCCGAAGAGAGCGACCTTGGCCTCTTTCGCCAAGCCGTTCCAGTTGGTCAGGAAGGTATTGACCGAGAAGGTATCGCCCGCCGCTTCCTGCGCGCCCGCCTTGGCCTGGCCCAACCGGTTCAAAACCGTGGCCGCGACCGTATCCCACTCCTCCGGCTTGAAATTGCGCCGCAGCGCCGCGAGCTTGGTCCCGCCGTCCTTCGCCGCGCTCATGGCGAATCCGAACGCCTTTTCGTCGGCGTCCAGGTTCACGACCTTTTCCAGCAAAGGTTTGACTTGGTTGGCCTGGAACCTTGTGTAGCGATCGGCCAGGGAGAGCGCCTTGGCCGCTTCCGGCCCCGCCGCTTTCGCGGCCTCCGACATATCATTGGTCAGGGCGGCGTAGAGGCTCTTGTTGGCCGCGTTCTCGGCCCCCGTCACCATCGCCCCGGTCTGTTTGATGTTCAGCCGCAACTGGGTTCTGATCGTCCGCAGGACCGAAAAATCGAGACCCTCGTCACCGGCGTCATCGACCAGATTGGCGACGGTCTGGGCCGCCTTCCCCAGCATGCCCTTGGTCGATTTGGAGGCTTTGGCCTGAAGCGCCATAAGCTCCGCCTGCATCTGCTTGACGCTTTCCAGAGGGACTTTCGTGTTCGGCCCGACAAGCTCGAAAGCCTTGTCATAAATCTGGTCCGTCCGGGCGGTGATGCGCTCCAACGCGCCCTGAGAACCCGCCTTGATGACGTCTCCCGCCCCTTGTTTGGTCTTCGCCTCTCCGATTTCCTTGACGAGGTCGTCCGCGTATTGTTTGACCTCCGAGAGAACCTTGTCGCGGGCTCCCTGCATGACATTGGCGGAGGCGGGCATGTCGGTGAGGGCCTTTTCGGCGCCCTGGACCATCCGGGAGCCTGTCACCGCCCCCGGGGGTGGATTGGATATCCCCGCGTCCTTGAAGTCCTGAAGCCGCGCCACGGCGACGTTCTTTTTTCCGGCGATGACTTTCGCCAGCTTCTCGCCGCCCATTTCGCCAAGCCGCTGGCCGACGGCGGCCGAGCCGAAATCCAGCGCGGTATCTGTCAGACGTTCGGGGGCGTTTCGGGTATCGACGCCGCCCGCCAGACTCCGCGCGATGTCGAACAGGCTCCCGGCCACGGCGCTGCCAGCTCCGGCCCCCGCCGCCGTCGCCGGGATGACCGTGGCGGGCGCGGCCGGCCCGGTAAGCGCCGAACCGGCGGCCCCGAGCGTGGCGCCCATGGCCGAACCGACCGCCTGAGCCCCTTCCCTGGCGATGCTGGCGACGTCGCCCGCGTCGAGCCCCTTGGGGTTGTAGAGGGTCTTCTTGCCCGTTTTCTGGTCGGTGAAGACGAAATTATCCTCGCCGAACGGTTCCGCGTCCGGGTAGAATCGTTTGACCTCGGCCAAACGGTCTTTATCCGGGGCGGAGCCGACCATCAGCCGCACCCTGGCGGGCGCGCCCGATTTCATGTCGATCGCGCCTTCCAGAAGGTCGCTACCCTTGACTGATGCCAGCAGGTCTTGCGGCATTATTTAATCCCCAGCAGCCGCTTGACCTCGTCCACGGTGATGCCGTGTTTCTTGGCGGTGAATTCGAGGTCCTCCGGAGTGGCATCGCTTTTACCGATATCGGAGGCCTTACGGTATGGCCCGACGAAATCGATGACCACATCGGCTTCGGGCATTTTGTTGCGCTTGGCGATGCCCCGGTATGTCTCCTCGTTCTGCAACTGGCTTTTCAATTGCGCCTTGAAGACGTTCTGCGCCTGCCGGGAGAAGTCCTTTCGCTGCTCCTCGTTCAGCCGCTCGCCGCGCAACGCCCGGTTGTACATATTGACGACGCGGTCGGGGATGCCGGCCGAGTTCTGGGCGTTGGCGAATTCGCCCTCCCGCACCGAGGAGCCGGGGTCGAGCATCTTCATGAACCCGAAGATCAAGGACAGGTCCCCAGCGGCCGACGGGTCTGCAGCGGCGGCGGCGACCTTTCCGAAGGCGTCGCGGATGACGACGAAATCCTTCGACTGCGTGGTGAATTCCTTCCGCGCCCCGGCGACGTCGTCGAGTTTGACCTCACTCGACGTCGCCTCGTCGAACGCCTTGACCTGCGGGGAATTCTCGCCGTATTGCGCGGTGAACATCTGGCGGTCCTGCACGACCTTTCCGGCGGGCGATTGGGCCTGGGTCGCCGTCCCCGCCGCGCCGCCCATCTGGGTCAATTCCTGCGGCGTCAACTTGCGGCCGAGATTCGCTTCCAGGGTCTCGATCTTGCGGCTGAGATCGTTGCCCTGCGCGGGTCTATATTGCTGGCTCAGCACCAGGTTATAGGCGCTCATGGCGAGCTGGTTGGCGGTCTCCTCCTTCATCCCGGGGAGGAGTTTGAAATACGACGCCGCCGTCTTGGCCGATTCCATCGCCGCGATGGCCAACGGATGCTCGGGGCCGAGCTTGACGCCGCGATCCGCCAAAGCCACCGCCGTCTCCGCCATCGGCTCCATGCCTTTGAGAACCATCTCGGCGTTCTTGCGGATTTGTTCGCCCTTCCACTGCTCGACCCTCGCCTGGGAATCCGCCTTGCGCATGGCGATCTCCTGGCTGTCCAGGTCGAGTTTCTGGTTCTTGAGGCGCATTTCCTTTTCCTGGGTGTCGAGCGCCAGGAAGGTGGAGGCGAAGCCGGGGCCGAAGTTCAATCCCATGGATCAGCTCTTTGGGTTGAGGATGCTGTTGAGGCTTTCCAGCCCGCCGGTGATCATCTTGATGCCGCCGGCCGTATTCCCCGCCCCCGCTTGAGAGGACAGGAGCTGCAATTGCGCCTGGGCATAGGCCTGCTGGGTCACGGCCGAGGCCACGCCGTTGGCCAAGTTGCCGGCGACGTTGAACTCGCTCAACTGGCGGGTCAGTTCCTGGGCGATCTGGGTGGCCTGGGTGACGGCGTTGGAGATGTCCTGCTGGTACAGGCTGGTTTCCGCCTGGCTCAGGCCCATGATCTGCGCCTGGATGCCGACCTGCTGGCCGATCAGCTGGGAGGTGGCGTTGAGTTCGGCGATCTTGGCCTCCGATCTCGCCGTCTGCTCCTCGCGGGCGTAGGCCGCTCTCACCCTGGTTTCCGCGTCGTCGGCGAAACTCGACCCCATGACGCCGCGCCTCGCCATGGACTCGCGCAGATTGCCGATGCTTTCGGCGGCGGCGTCGCGGATCGCCGTCACCCGGGCGTCGGTCAAAGCTCCGAAACCCGGTTTGACCTGGGCGCGCAAACCCTGAATATCGGTTAAAGCCGCTCCGAATCCCGCCCTGGCTTGCCCGATCCCCGCCATGCCGGTGTTGAGTAGGTTCTGCCGCTGGGCATCCAGCCCGCCGCCGATCAGATAGCCGCCGAGGGCGCTTTCATACTGGCCCCCCCTGGGAGAGGCCGACAGAATGCCGTTGGCGTAGTCATAGCCCGGCGTGGTTAACGGGGTCTTAAACCCAAGCCCCTGGGAGGCCACAGCCCCCGGGTTAACCTGGGGGGTGCCGCTGTTGTTCGACATGAGAGCAGCAGCGCCACCGGCTATTCCGATAGCTGCTGGGGCGTATTTGGCGACCGTGCCGAAGGCGCTACCTACGTCTTCCCAGGACATCAGGCACCCCCCCTTGCGCATACGCCGGCAGGGATGTAAAATCCCCGGCTATGAAAATCGCGATCGTTCTCATGCTGCTCCTGACGGCCTGCGCGACACCCGAGCGGGCCTCCGTCGAATGCACCAAAGAGGACAAAAGCCTCTGCATCCCGGCGGCCGCCAACGACACCCCCGCATGGCTGCTCGACCTGGTCGTGCTCTTGGCGCACTAACTCACCAATCATCGCCCTCGTCCTCGTCCTCGCCTTCGCCCTCATCCTCGCTTTCCCCGGCGTCTTCTGACGCGTCCTCAGCCGCGTCCTCAGGATCGCTTTCATAGTCGGCGCCAGGCCCCTGATTCGCCTCGCTCTCGTAACCGCCCCAGCCGCCGAAATCGTCGGTCGCCTCGTCGAGCCCGTCCAAGCCAGGGTAATCGCCCGGCGTTTCGAAGCTTGCAGTCACCGACCCCGGCGGAGCGCCGAAACTCGTCATGCCGCCCGCCCAGGCCGCCGTGACCGCATCGACCATCTGCTGGTTCACATCGCGCCCGGCCAATCCAAATGTCATGTTGTTGGCGACCGCCTCCGCCCAGCCCCCGACCCCAAGACCAGCGAGGCCCATCTCGTTCAGGGTGTTGGACGCCATCTGGGTATCGACCGCCGTCCCGACCATGCTGCCGATCTGACCGAGCCCGGTGGTCTTGGTGGCAAACCCGGCGAGCGTGCCGATGCCTTTCCCCACCGTCGCGAAACTCGTGCGCCCGGGGCTCCTTGACGGACTGGCCGCCTCCGCTACCGATTCCGACAGGCTCCCCGTCGTGTTCTTCCCGCCTCCCGATTCCCGCCCGCCAGAGTCCGGTGAATCGAGAATGGCGGAAGGCGCGGCCATGGACAAGGCCTGACCGATGGGCGGCGAAGTCCGGGTCCCGAAGATGCCGGATTCGGCCGGGTTGAAACGGTGGGTCTGGAATACGCTCGGCGAAGCCATCGCCATCATGTGACACTCTGGAACAGGTAGGCATCGTGACCGTTGGGAAAGAACTTGCGATACTTCCCGACGGTCCGCAGAACGCCATATTTACATAGATGCCAGAAAAACTGGTAATCGTCGGGGTTGGCCCAGATGTCGATCTTCCACGTCTTCTTCATCTCGACCAGCCATTTGAGCGTGCATTCCATCTTGTTTCTTCCGGAGGCCTCGGGGAACCAGACGACATGAGGCTGAAGGTGCCCGGCGCTCGGCGTCGCGTTGACCATGCCGATGGGGATCTCACCCCTCACAGTCGGCGCGATGAACAGCCAAATTTCACCCCCAGCGGAAAACAGCTTTTCACTCACCGCGTTCAGAAAGGCGGTCTGAAACTGGAAGGTATCCATGCCCTGGGGAAATTCCGGCAGACGGTCGAACACGCCCCTTCGATAGGCGGCCCATAGCCATTTCATGTCGCCGTCTTGAACAGGTCTGAAGACGCAGCCGCGCTTGAGGGCTCTTGAGCGTCTCAGGCTGTCAGGCTTTCGCGGTGCGGAAGGTAAATCCGACTTCCTGGACGTCGATGTCCCCCTCGCTCTCGACATCGACTTTGACTTGGAGATTCGCGTTGAGCCCGGGGGGTCCGAATCTTTGCCGGGCGAGCCGGTCGCTGAACGTCGAGCCGTAGTAAGACGTACCACCGTAGTAGGCCGAGCCGCTTCCTGTTCCATTGTAAACCGCCAGATTGTCGGAGGCCGGGAGGGTGATGACCAGGGATTTGTCGAACGCGCCCTCACCGGCGAATTGAAAGGTCAGCGTCACGGTCGCCGCGACGTTCTTGCGATAGAGCACCCAGCCGTCGACGTCGAAGACATCGCCCTCCGGGAAGCCACGGATCAGCCCCGTCGTGCGGGAAACCGTGACCGTATCGGTCCCCCCGTCCCTGGCCGAGGAGCCCTCGAATTGGAAAATGCGCCCCAGCGAATCGCCGAAATACACCGTGTCCTCGTTGGTGGTCTTGTCGATCATGGACATCACGGTCGAGGGCGAGAAGTCGCTGCTGTGCCCGGTGGTCCACTTGGCCCAGGGGCTCCATTGCTTCTGCGAATCCAGCAGCGGCTTGAACAGGACCCAGCAGGCCGATTGGTTGTCGGGGAAGCAATACAGTCGTCGCTGCTTGCGGTCATAGGCCAGGGTCCAGGATGTGACGCCGGACACGGAGGGCGAAATCGGCAAGGTCAGATCGTCCGATTGCACGTCGCCGTAGTTGATCGTCCCCGACAGAGACTCGATGCGCGCCGGCAGGCCCAAGGCGATGTCGTTGCCGATATTGACCATGGCCTCGTCGCCCGACACGCTCGAACCTGGATAGAAATCCTTGATCTCGTAATCGAAGGCCGACGAGCCGACGATCTGGTAGAGCTGTCCTCTCTTGGACGACACGATGAAGGTGCCGAAGGCATCTTCCAGCCCGTTGATCGGGCGCAAATCCGGCGTCAGAAGATAGAACGGATCGGCCAGGGACAGCGTCGAGGCCGGGCGGTCGGCGGTGGACAGGACCTCGGCGTCGCTCAACTGCGAACCAACCACCATATGGGGCAGTTCCGTCGAAGCCGCTTTGACATTGGCGAAAAACGCCCGCTCCCGGTGAACCCGGCAATATTTGGCGTAGAACGAAACCCCGAGATTATGCGCCAGGCTCGAAAACGTCGTGCCGTCCCATTTTTTTACGACCTCCTGCCGGGCGATATCCGTGATGATCACGTATTCGTCGAGCGTGAAGTTGTGCTCGCGCGGTCCCCTGAGCTTGGCCGAGGCGGAAACGGTCCCGACGCTGGTGAAGGCCGAGGCGTGGTCCCAGGTGTAAACGGTGTTGCCCGCCTGGATCAGGGTCGAGATCGTCCCGTCCCGCTTGATCAATTGCGCGTAGCCGAGAATCTCCCCGCCGTTGGGGGCGGTCGCCACGAGGTCGAAGGCCTTGCGTTTCTGAAGTGAGAGAAACTGCTGATCGAGGTCGAAATTCACGCCCTCGACGCATTCGTTGATGTCGATGTCGGCGGACCGCCTGCGGGTGTTGAGCCCGCCGCCGAAGGTCAGAACGATCGGGCCGACTTCCTGGTCCGGCATTCAGGGCCGCCGCTTGCCGTAGCGGTCCCTGGGCTGCGTTTGCGTCAGGAACTTCAGGCTTCGCGTCAAGGACAAGCGCAGAAAGTTCTGGTCGTAATCCTTCTTGAAAACCCGATGGTAGGATTCGGCCACCACAGGAACCAGGCAATCGGCCACCGTGTCGGAATAGGGCAGGGTCTCAGTCGCCATGGTCGAGGTCAGCGACAGGCGCTTTTCATAGAGGAAGTTATAGGTATGCCCGGCCTGGCCCGAGGTCGGTTCCGCGTTCAGCCGGATTTTCGACAGGGTCGGCGACAGGGCGTAAAACGTCGGGTCGCCCGTGTAATCCGAGGCGGTCGGCTGGTCGACCAGCATTTGGGCGTAGCCTCCGGGATAGGCCCGCACGATCAGCCCGGTGGTGGCCCCTCTCAGGGCGCGGGTTTCGTAACTGTCGCCCGCCATGCGCTCGAAGTCGCTGGGCAGATCGTATTCCCTCTGGGCATCCACCAGCGTCAGGGTGGCGCTCGCCCCCTCCCGGGCCATCAGGCCCATGGAATAAACTTCGTGAGTCGCCTCGTTCCAAAGCTGGATCGCCACGTCGATCTTGTGCTGGCGACGGGAATCCGTGAAGGCTTCCGTCGCAGTCAGCCCCGTCGCCGTCGAGGTCACGGTCGAGGTCGCCAGTTCCTGGGAATCCCCGGCGATTTCCCCGACGCGCTTGAGTGTGGCGTTGATCGCCTGAAGGAACAGGATGGCCATGGCCTATGGTAGCCCTACCCTCCACGTGGCTTCCAATTACGCGGGCGGTTGCCCCATCGGCGCTTGGCCTTCAGATAGAGCCCGAGCCCGGCCTGCCCGGTGAACCGTCCGATGACGACTTCGGCGACGGTCTCCGCCGTACTGAGGGCCGCCGTTCCGACGCCGATGGACGCCAGGACTTTGTGAACGACCATCGTCATGGCCGCGACGCCAACACCGACGGCGGCGGCGGCGATGACGGAAACCTCGGCGATGGCGATGGCGGCGACAGCAGCCCCCGTGGCGACGAGCGTGAGACTGGCCAACCGCGCGACCGTCGGAGAACCGACTCCAATGGCGGCGAGGGTCAGCAGAACCGACCTGACCACAAGCGCGGACCCCTTCCCGATCGCCGCGAGAACCAGATTGACCTGTTTCGTCATGGCCGCCGTGGCCGCGCCCGTGGCGGCGAACGTCAGGATGCGGACGCCGAGTTTCGTCATGGCGGCGACGCCGACACCGCCCGCCGCCAGCAGCTTGGACACGAGCAGCGTCACCAGCGGCGTCGCCTTGCCCGTGGCGGCTTCGGTCAGGGATACTTGCCTTACCGCCGATGGCGTGGCCCTGCCGGTCGCCGCCCTGGTCATCGAAACGGAGAGCACGACAAGAGGCGAGCCGCGCCCGGTCGCGGACAGCGACAGGGCCGTGACCGGCCTGAGCGCCACGGCGACCGCTATAGCGGCGGCTGGAATGTCCGAAGCGGTCGCCGTCACCGAGATGCTCGTGCCGTCCGTCGCCACGCCAGCGCTGGTCGAGGACTCGGTGGCCGGACCGGGGTGGGTGGAATCCGCCAGCTCAACGAGCGGGCTGGTCCATGTCCAGGTGTGGGCTCTGGTATTCCCAGCGAAGGCGAAGAGATACCCATCCGCCACAGTCGTCAGCGATGTGGCGATACTGACCGCCGCCGCCGCCAGGGACGAGCCCTCGTCGCTGTCGACGAATGGTGAGGTTTGGTTGACACCACTATAAAACCGGTGGTGAAAGGCGGGGACGTGCCCCAGCGACCCCGACCAAGTCGGCGTGATGTTGCCGTCGCTCATCAGCGCGATATCGGCTTCCAGCGCGTACCACAGCGAGCCGTAAAACACGACCACACCGTTATCCGCGATGATGCTCGCCCCGGTGATTTCCGTCAGCGACCGCCCGCCCATCGAAACGGCGGTCAGCGTGATGCCGGGGGTGTCCGACTCCGACGCCCCGCCGAAGATGAAGATACGGTTCGATCCGCTCTGGATCGTGTGCGCGGGCGTGTCCGTATATTCCGCGATCAGCGAGCCAAGCGGCGTTACGGCCACGGGCTACACCGCGTGGCGCGGGCAGACCAACCCGACGCGGCGGGCTTGAGCGTCGGCATAGGCGAAAGCCTCATCGGCGCCGGGCGTCTTGTTCAGCACGGCGAACTTCAGCGCGGCGCGGATCAGCCCCGGATAGTGCGGTGCCTCGCGGCTCAATTGGGGATCGTAGTTGCCGTCGGCAGTCGCGGTCTTGCCGTTGAGCTTCAGCACCTCTTCCCAGGTCTTGGCTCCGGCGAACTTCGTTCCGTATTGGATGGCCTGGGAGCGCAGCGGGCCGGTCGCGCGGATGATCGCCTGCCGGATCTGGAAGTCGTAAAGCGGCTTGATCTGCGGCACCTGTCCGGTGTAGACGGCCCAGCCCAAGACCTGACTGATGTAGTCCTGCTGCCAAAGGGACAGTTGGTCCTCGGTGAATGCGCCCAGGGATTGCGTCAGGGGATCGGAACTGTTGATATATCTCTCGGTCAGCCACGCGATGTTGTTCTCGACGATCTGCTTCCAGTAGGACTTGGGAAGCAGCGGCGGCGGAACCGCGCCTTCGGGCGTGGCGATATAGGCCTTGATGATTTCACGCAGACCCCAGGCCAGCGTCCGCTGCTGCCATGGGTAGATGATGCCCTTGCCGCCGGTGTAGTTGTTCGGGCCGCAAGCCAGCGCGTAGGTCGCGGTCGCTTGCAGGTTTTCGAGATAGGCCACTTCGCCGGTCTTGAGGTAGAGCGCGTAGTTCGGCAGACACGACAGGTGCGCCAGATCGAGCGTGATGCCTTGCGGATTGGCGAGGTCGAAATACGGGTCGGGGTTCTCACGAGCGTCGAACGAGGCCCTCGGGTATTTGATGACGTCGATGAACCGCCCGTCGATCGTGCGGAAGATCGGCAGCGTGCGCGTAGCCTGAGCCTGCGCCAGGGCGTTGGCGATGGACCCGCCCATCAGCCATTCGGCGGTCGCATCGCTTTCCAAGCCGATCTCCGGCCGCTCGCCGCCGCCCCGCATATCGGCTTGCAGACCGACCTCAACCCACGCCCCTGGCTTATAGGAATAGGTCTGCGTTACAGGCTTGTAAGTCTCGCTGTAAACGACATTGGCCGAGTCGAACGGCGCGAGCCGTTTGTCCCCTGCCGGTTGTGGTGCGGGCTCAGGCGTGGGGACGGACGGGGACGGCACGGGGACGGGGGCCGTCTCCACCGGTGGCACAACCACAGGCGGTTTGACGTGCGCCAGGATTTCTCCGAGCCGGTTGTCGATGCTGGCGAGGATTTGCTTCTGGGTCGGCATCAGGTCGTCTGCTGAAGCGTGAAGGTGTATTGGATCGCGTCGCCGGTCGCCAGCGTCACGCCGCCGTGCGAGGCGCGGATGATGGTCCGGTTGGTCGCCGTGCCGGTGGCCGTCGAGGTGCCGCCGAACACGATGGCTTCCTCGATCGTCTTGCCGGTTCCCGCCGTGATCGTGGCGACGAACTGATTGGTGTCCACCGCCGGCTGCGACAGGGACGCCGCCTGCCAGGCCTCGGTCGCCGCCGCCTTCAAGCCCGTGTCGGCCGAGGTCGCCGTGGCGCCCGTGCTCGATCCGCCGGTGCCCCAGGCGATCCAGAAGTTGGTGGCCGTCGAGGTGTTGTCGATACGGTCGACGACGAAGGTGATCCCCGTCGCGGTGTAGCAAACGGCTGTCATGGCTTGATCTCCTCCACGTCGTACCACCGGCCTTCCGCCGCCCGGTAGACCCGCACCCTCAGGTGGATCTTGCCGAAGCCGAGCGCGTTGAGGCCTGGTTTTAAATCAACCGGGCTCGCCGCTTCCAAGTTGAGCAGTTTGAGAATCTTGTTCAGCACGCTTGGCCTCCTCGGCGCGGATCATCTGTTTCAACACGGGCATCGTCTTGCCGAAGCTGTTGAGCTTGAGTTCCTTGCAGCGGGACCGGAGAATGTCGATCTCGCGCGGCTCCCGGTATCGCGTGACCGCGATGGGCGCGATGGGCGCGGCCTTCATGGTCGATCCCTCGGCCTGGCGGATTCTCTGCTCGCGCTCGGCCCTGAGTCGCGGGTCGAGTTTCTCGTCGTGGTTCATTTCGGCGCGGATCAGGTGATACTGGCTTCGCGGCGGCTGGCGGAAGACTCCGGCGCGCTCGTGGCTCACCATGATCGGCATGATCTCGTTCTTGGTCGCCCCATCCGGGATGGCGATGCCGTAGGCCTGCGCCAGGTCCTGCAATTGCCGCAGGCGGAATCGGTGCAGTTTCGTTTCGGTGACGACCTCCCCGGGCAGGGCCGGCGGAAGCGGGTTCTGGTCGTTCTCAGGCAGAGCGTGTTGAAACATGTTCGTTCCTCGTGTCCTCGGGGATGTATTTGCCGATTTGCCCGGCCTTGACGTATTGGAAAATCTGGCCGTCCGGCAACCGGATCGCGGGTTGATCGGCGTAGCCGTAGATGCCGTGGTCCTTGACCGAATCCATCAGGGACGTTGCCGGGCAGAGGGAGATGTTCATGCCCTTGATGCCGGCCAGGGTGATCCAGGATTCGACGCAGGCCCGTCCCGATTCGGCGTAATCCCGGTTGGGATAGCTGAAATCCGCGCCGTAGATCGCCATGGCCTCGACGCCCTTGTGCAGGGCATAGGCGATGGCCATGGCGACGCCGTTGTTGAGATAGGGTTTGCCGAACACCGGCACGGCCATGCAGCCGACTTCCTCGATGGGGTAGTCGTAGGAATTCGGCACAACCTCGGGCCTGGCGATCGAGGTGATGACCGGCACGCCGAATTTTCGCAGCGCCTTGAACAGGTTGGGTTTGAACTTCTCCTGGACGATCAGGTCGTCCATCCAGAAACAGACATCCGCACGGATGCAGTTGATCGACATGTTGATGGCCCAGACCTCGTCCACCCAATGGGGGTCAAACTCCTGGGTCAATGTCGCGCCGAGATAATCGGTGATCGACGGCCCCATGCAGACCAGCGCCACCTTCTTCGGGTTGTGATTGTAGTATCGCTTCGGCGGCGGCGGTTGAAGCGGAACTACGTTCCCGTGCTCAGTGTCGCCGTCGTGACCAGGATTCTCCACTTGCCCTCCTCATAGGTCGCTCTCAAGAAATCGTCGGCTTCCGTGAACACATGCATTCCGGTCGCCGTGCCCGCCGTGATCAGCAGCTTCGCCTCGCCCGTTCCAGTTGTGAGAACGGAGATGTCCTGGCCCGGCACGGCGCCGGAGGCCAGGCTGTAGAGATTCCGCGTCGATCCTGTCGCCGTGCCCATGCCGAGCGTGACGACCGGGATATCGAACGCGACCGATTGGAACGCCGTGGCGGTGGACTGGGTGAAGGTCTGTTTGACCCTCTGCCCAGTCCACCGCTCACGCTGCGGTCCTCCGACAATGACGATCGCCAAGGATCACGTCGATGTGGCCAAGGTCGCCCCGGCGCCGCCCAGGAACTGCCATGAGCCGTTCATGAACTTGACCAGCAGGTAATCGCCGTCGGACTGGAACACCCAGTCGCCGGTGGCCGAAGCCCAGACCGCATCCACTGCGGTTGCCGACGGGATCGCCAGGGACGAGGGGATGACGCCCATGCGGCCCGAGGAGGTCGGGACGAAGACATAGGCCTCGCCCGTCGCCGAACTGATGACAAGCTTCTCCTGTCCCTCCACGCCCGAGGTGGCGAGCGAGTAACGGTTGCGCGCGAAGCCGGTCGCCGTGCCCATGCCGAGCACCGAAACGTCGGTGCGGAGGCTGATCGACTGGACCGCCGTCGCCGTGCTCTGGGTAAGCGATTCGGACGATTGCCAGCTGCTGTTGGTCTGGGCCTCGCCGCCGGAAATTGTGACTGCCATGATTTATTCTCCTTAGCTCAGACGCGAGACGGTGTGACGGACGCAGCGGGAGAAGTTGGCGTTCAGCACCTTGGCCGCGTGCCAGGTCTTCCAGCCGACCGAGGCGACTTCGCTCAACGGATCGGCGGCGCCCGCCGAGCCCTTGGGTTGCGAAATCATCTGGATGGCGGGCAAGGTGTCGTCGGGGCGATAGGTCTCCTTGATATGCGTGGCGTCGAGACCGAGCGAGCCGAAGGCGTCCTTGCCGTAGATCACCGTGTTATAGATGTCGTAGCGCGTCGAGGAGGTGGTGCGGCCGTCCGAGGTCGCCGACGACGTGGCCGCCAAGCCGGCACCCGCGTCGATCGTCGATTCGCTGGTGCAGATGAAACGCACACCACCCACATGACCGATTTCACCCGTATAGGTTTCGGTCTGGCCGGCGTAGGTTTCGACCGCGTTGAAGCCCGTCAGCGTACGAATATCCTCCTCGGTATCGACGTGGCCCAAACCCCAGAAGCTCTCGCGGACGGGAGCCGTGCCGATGTTGGTGGAGCCGCGCGTCATGGGCAGGAACTTCATGGCGTCCTGGTTCTGCAAGGCGTTGACCGCGCGAGCGATGAGCGTGCGGGTCAGGAAGCCAGCCCCGGCAAGCCCGGAGACGTTCGTCGCCGTGGTCGCCGCGCCGCCGAGCAGAGCCGTGGAATTATCCTCTTCCTCGTTTCTCTGAAGACGGTTGAGCGACTTGCCGGCGTTTTCGCCCAGCACGCCGGTCAATTCCATCATCGAATTGGTGATGTTGACCAGATCGACTTCCTCGTTGAGGAAGATGAAGTTGCCGTATTTGGAGACCGTCGCGGTGATGTCGGTGACCGACGCCTGAACGGCCGTGCGGGTCGGGAAAGCGACAGAGCCGGTGAGTTCCGCCAAAGCCGTGGTCACGGGAGTCAGACCCTCGTAACGCCGCCATTTGGCCGTGAAGGAACCGGAGCCGGACGTGATTTCCGCCGGCACGGTGCCGGTGAAATACGGGCAGACGGGTTGCGCCCGGCGCAGCAGGTTCGTCTGATAGATGACGTTGACCGGCGCCGAGATTTGCGTGGTTGTGGTGATCGACATGCCTTACCTCTTTGCGTTCGCGGCGGCCTGCTTCTTCCACAATGCATCGAATTCGTGCTGTGGCATCGCCACGAGTTCGGCCGCGGATAGCTCAGGCTTATCGCCTATGGGTTCAGATCGACCCGCTATCGCAGCCCGCGCGGCTTCCACGTCGCTCTTGACCGTGTTGCCCGGGAGACTTCCGATCTCCTTGACAAACTCACCCCTTGCCTCGCCCAGCTTCGTCTGCCAGGTGTTGGGGTCTGTGTGCCTGTTCTCGAACGCATGGCGGAAGGCTTGATTTTCCGCCGCGTAGCCTTCGAGAAATCCCCGTACTAAACGGGGCGGGATGTCTTTCGCCTCCTCCTTGACGAAGTCCACGGCCTTGGCGATGTCGCCGTCTAGGGCGGCCTTGGCGCGCGTCGTCATCTCGGCGTCGGCGAAATCGATCACGGGCTTCAGGGCCTTGAGAACGGTCGCTTCCGCTCTGGGCTGAATACCGGGATTGGGGCTCTCGAATTCGCTCAAGAGCTTGTCCAGGTCCGTTCCCGCCGATCCGTTCTCCGTACGCCCCGAGGGGGCGCCATCGCTCGTATTCGGTGCTTCGGTCGTCGTCATGGTCCATCCTTATCAAAGGTCAGTCTGTTGCGTCCAAATTCGTTCCCAGCAGAAAGGCGATCAGATCGCGTTCGCCGTCGGCCTTGCCGGAGGCGTAAATCCAGTCCTCGTTGGTTTTGCCCTTGACCGGCGTTCCGTCCCTAGCCCGAGAGGGCCGCCACGTCGGTAAGGTCGTTCGCCGGTAGGCCCGTAGGAGACTGCGGAACAGCGGGTGCTGGCGGAGCTGCGCCCGCATTTCCTCCACCTGTGGGTCCAACGAATTTCGCGGCGTTGTTGATTCCGGCACGGCGGTAACCCTCCAAGACGATTTCCATGAACTGCATGGCGATGGGCTGGCCGAATTGCGCGGCGATGCCGGCGACCTGCAGCGCCATGTTGGTGGCCTGGGCGAAGGCCTCGGCCTGCTGGCGTTCGTTCAACACGCCCATGGAGCCGTGGACTTTGAAGGCGACGTTATCGGCCAAATCCCCCGAGGCGATATTGACCCAGCCCTCCACACCCCCGGCGTCCACCTGGATCGGATAGGGCGTTTTCATGCAGGATTTGACGATCTCGTATTCCATGTAGAGCATGGAGGTGAGAGGGCCGTATTCGAGCCCCTGCACGAAATCGTCGGTTCGGGTCAAACCCCGGGTCTGCTCCATGTCGTTGGCGTAGGCCGTGGTGTGGGATTTGGTCGCCCCGCCCCTTCTGGGGTCGTTGACCGCCGTCATATCCTCGTATTGCTTGAGAACCCCGGCATAGGCGTTGATCAGGGGGGCGACCTCGGGCGCGTCCATGAATTCGATGGCGTCGGGCGAATCGGTCGGGGTCATGGCGCCGGGGTAAAGGTCCGGGCCGCCTTTGGCAGCCAACTCCGAATCGTTGCGGTCGTACCAACCTGGCGGACGGCCGGATATGGCGGCGGCGCCGAGCAGATCGTTCATACAGGACGTGGCCGCCTCCTGCAGCGGCTGGCCCTTCATCAAAGGCGACGTGCCGTAGGGGGATGACAGATCGTCGCGCATATAGGTGCCGACGATGTAGGACGAGAAGGCGAATTTGTTTTCCTTGAAGCGGATGACCTCCGGCCCGCCCTTTCCCACGGCGACGGTGACCTCGACATTGGGCAGGAAGATCGAATCGCCCCTCGTCCTGGGCACGATCAGGTCGCCTTCGTATTCGAGATATTCGACGCAGCCGTCCCGCCCGTCGTTGGATTCCACGGCCTCGATCTTGCGAAGAGCCGCTTGTCTCCAGCCCCGTTCCGGGCCGCCGATGGAAATGGCGTTCTGCACGTCGCGGAGCTTGCGCCAACCTCCTCGGATATGACCCGGCGCGACGGACAGGCCCTCGTGCATCACAGCCAGGGGCGTGTCGTCCAGCCAGGTGTTCTTGATCGAGCACGGGATCAGGGCCGGCCCGGTCTGCTTCTCGGTTCTCAGCCCCCGAAAATCGTGGTGGAATTTGTGGAGCGAGACTTCCTTGACGCGGGCGACGGCGGTGCCGTATTTGAGGTTCTCGATGATGAACAGATCGACCTTGGAACGAAAATCATAGACCCGGTGGTAATGGTCGATCGCGGACTTTGCCAGAATGTTGGCGGTGTCCTGGTCGATCTTCATGGGGACAGCCCGGGCGCCGAGCATCGGGACCGATTCCCGGCGTTTCTTGAACCGTTTCTCGTAGTCGTCCGACAGATCGGACGAGACCGAATACCACTCGGAGCCTCTCGGGAAGATCAACCGCCGGACATCGGCGGCGTTGACCTCCAGGCAATCGAATTGCAGCGGCAGTTCTACATCGGGGAACCAGTCCTGCTTTTGGCCGGATTGGACCTGTCTCGGCAGCGGTCGCATGGATAATTGGCGGTCGATCTCCTTCCAGATCAGATCGAGCTCCACGCGCCGTTTGTCGTTCGCGCGGCGCTCCTTTTCCGACATGACCCAATGGGCGACCAGGGACCAGTCGTTGGGGGTGAGGGACTTTTCCTTGTCCTGCTTATCGGAATAGGCGTCCGTCATCGCCCGAAATACCCTTCGTCCAGCATACCTCGTCCGTGCATCTCGTTGAGCATCTGGTAGCCGTCGGTCAGCAATTCCTTGATGACGAGGGTGCGTAGTTGATTCTTGGCGAAGGAAATTGTGCGGGCGATGCCGGGGCCTCTGGTGAAGGCCCAGACGCCGTGATAGGCGCCGAATCCGTCCTTGCCGAGCGCGATGTAAAGCGGGCCGCAGTCCGTTTCCACGAAAAGGAACTCGGGCTTCGTGATGGGAAGATTGCGAACGACGCGCTCGACGATGGCGAGAGGTTCCGACTTCCGTGGCTTTAGCTGTTTCGCATCCATCGGCTGCGGCCCAAAATAGGGCCGACGGGCGAATTGCGTCCAATCGCCGCGACCGGCTCGGTCCGGGCGAAGCGGCGCATGATAAAGGCGGCCCGGGTGGCGCTTATGATGTCGTCCCGAATCTTGACGATCTGGCCGTCCTTGCGGTGGTACATGCGCTTTTCCTCGAACCAGAGGGGCAGGTTTTTGAACACCTTGAAGCGATGCGTCCGCATCCATTCGAACATTTCTATAATGCCGGGCTCGACATGATTCCCCCGCTCGTCGTCATAGGCCGCCCGCTCCTTGGTCATCCTCAGCCCATGCTTTCTGTACTGCTCCTTGAGGACTTCGCCCGAGCCCTTGTCCCGATCCAACCCGTCATGGGGCCAGGCGTTCGGTATCCAGAGCCCGTGTTTTTTCATGGCGGCGGCGTGGTAGACCGCCGTCTCGCCGGCTTTCTTGTAGCAATCGTAGACGTAGAAGGTGCCCGCGCCTTCCGGGTCCAAAGCGCAAAAGGCCCCTGCTGCAGGGTGGTCGATGCCGAAATCCAGGCCGTTGATGCGACGCCACCATTTCGGGATTTCAAACGGGTCGACCGTCAACTGCTCGTCGGAGATTGGGAACACCGCGCCGGAGCCCATCATCGGCATACCCTTGGTGCGGGTGTCTCTTTCATGTTCCGGGTAGGAGCTTAACAGCCGGGACCGCTCTACCGGGTCGAGGTGCGGGGCATCTTCCCAGGCGGCGTTTTTCACATAGATGCCCTGGCCAGGTTTGGCCTCTTGGAAATGCTGGACCACATCCGACTGGCCGAGGAGTGGAGTTGCGGTCAGCATGACGATGCCATGGGCCGCGATCGTTCGCGTCAGCCCCTCGGTGTAGATATCCATGGGCGGCTCCTCGTCCAGCCATATCCCATGTCTTCGGGTCCCCTGCCATTTCGCGCGGCCCTGTTCGTAGGTTTTCAGGGTGATCTCGGATTGACCCTTTTCGTGCTTGACCAGGATGGTGTCGACCACGTCGGAAATGCCCGCTTGTCTCGTGGTGATCTTGAGAATCCGCGATCTCGGTATCCAGCCGGTGCCGAAGTTCGGATCGTTGAGATCGGCGTTCTTTGTCCCTAACAGGACTTCCTGAATGATGTCCTTGGAGGCCTCGTTGGTGACCGAGCCGCACCACCAATCGACGGGGTGGTCGAACCTCCGCCCCTCCCACCATGGGGGATAAAGCCCCGTGGCGTGGATCGCGGTCTCGGCCCCGGCGGTGCGGGTTTTGCCGACCTGATTGGCCGCCATCAGCATCCGTTCGGTGTTTTCCTTGCCGGCGTTGTGGAATTCCCGTTGCCAGGCATAGACCCCGACGTTATCCGGGCCGAAGGGCCTGGCATGGTCGTAAATCTTGCCGTAGCTGT